ATCACGAACAACGGCAAAAACATCGGCAGCACTCACCAGCACGGCGGCGTTACCGCCGGCAGTGGAAACTCAGGAGTGCCTATCTGATGGCTGATGCAGCGATGTTAATGACCGAAAATGGTGGTGAGCTGCTGTTGTCGGGCTTCGATCTGGATCGGGACGACGGCCTGCAGACTGCCGTGATTATCAGCCTTTTCACAGATCGTCGGGCCAGCCCTGAGCAGATCCCCGCCGAGTTTCCGCAGGATGACCTGCGTGGTTACTGGGGTGACATCGCCAACGCTACACCTTCGGACCAGACCGGTTCGCTGCTGTGGCTACTGGCTCGCGAAAAGCAGCTGCCGCAGATCCTTGGCCGCGCCCAGCAGTATTGCCGGGAGGCATTGGCCTGGATGGTAGAGGACCTGGTCGCCACCCGCGTCGAGGTCACTGCCGAGTTTGTGGCCCAGGGCTGGATGCTGATCCTCGTCGATATATTCCGGCCAACCGGCTCTCCGGTTCGCTACCGATTTAATTACGAATGGGCGGCTCAAGCCGCGAAGAGGTCTGCCTGATGCCATTTGCTCGACCAACACTGACCGAGCTGATCGATCGTGTGATCACCGACATCAGCAGCAGAGTAACAGGCGTCGACAGCGCCGTGCTTCGCCGCTCGCTGCTCGGCATCGTCGGCCAATCCGAAGCCGGCGCCGTCCATATGTTGTATGGCTACCTCGATTGGATTGCCAAGCAGTCGATCATCGACACTGCCGAGAAGGAATATTTGGAGCGCTGGGCCGCGATCTGGAAGGTAATTCGCAAGACTGCCGACTTTGCTTCCGGGCAGATCGCGCTTTCCGGTACCGCCGGTGCAACGATCCCCGACGGCACAATTGTGCAGCGACAGGACGGCGTTCAATACAAGGTGCTCGGTGATGCTGTGTTTGGTGGTGGTCCGCTGATTCTGCCGGTCCTGGCTATTGAGGCGGGTGAACTCGGCAACTTCGGAACAGGCTTGCCTATCTTCTTGCTTTCGCCGATCGCGGGTGTCCAATCCACGGGCACAACATCCAGCGCGCTCGTAGGCGGCATCGACGGTGAGTCTGACGAAAGACTGCTGGCGCGCCTGCTCGCACGAATTCAACAACCACCGCACGGCGGGGCGAAATCTGATTACGAGTTGTGGGCATTGGAAGTGGCAGGTGTGACCAGAGTTTGGGTGTATCCACTTCAGATGGGCGCCGGAACGGTGACGGTGTTGTTCGTGTGCGATGAGGACGTGCCCATCATTCCTTCGCCCGCCAAGGTTGCCGAGGTTCAAGCCTACATCGATGCGCCCACGCGTCGGCCAGTTACAGCTGAAGTATTCGTCGCGGCACCAATTGCTGACCCACTGAGCATGAACATCAAGCTTTCGCCGAACACCACTGCTGTTCAGAACGCCGTGCGAGCAGAGCTGGCTGACTTGATAGATCGCGACTCTGCTCCAGGCGGAACGATTCTGATCAGTCGTCTACGTGAGGCTGTGTCCCTCGCGGCAGGAGAGGACAACAACCAAATCGTTTCCCCGGCAGCAGACGTTGCGCACGCCACCGGCCATATGGCAACTCTCGGAACACTCACCTTTTCCAGCCTGTAGGAGGCGCAATGCCAACAGCTGCTGAATACAGGGAGCAGCTGAAAGCGCTGCTGCCACCTGGCCAAGCCTTCCCGCGAGATCCCGGCACCACGCTCCACGACCTTCTTGACGGCATGTCAATTGAGCTCTCGCGTCTCGATGGCCGGGCCAGCGTTCTGCCCCAAGAGGCGAACCCGGCCACGTCCCTGGAACTGCTTCCAGACTGGGAGCGTGTGGCGGGCCTTCCCGACAAGTGTTCGGGCGCCCTCGAGGAAACTTTGCAAGGGCGCCGCAATGCGTTGCTGACAAAGCTCACCAGCACAGGCGGCCAGTCGTCTGCCTACTTCATTGAGCTGGCCGCATCGCTTGGCTACACGGTGACGATCGAGGAGTTCAGACCGTTTCGCGCCGGCGTATCGGTAGCGGGTGATCTCCTGACAAATGGCCCCTGGGTCCACACCTGGTTGATTCGAGCGCCTGAAGCGAGCATCACCGAGTTTCGTGCCGGTCTTTCTGCTGCCGGGGAAAGGTTGCGCACCTGGGGTAACGACGCCCTCGAATGCAAAATAAATCAATTGAAGCCCGCGCACACAGTTGCGCTCTTCGCTTACGGAGATTGACGCATGCACAGAATTGACGGCCCCGGCGCCACGGTCGACAACAAGTTCACCGATGGTGATCCGGTCGGAGGTATCCAGGCCACGATGGTGACGGACGACTGGTTGAATGACATTCAGGAGAATGTTATTGCGGTGCTTGCAGCCGGTGGAGTGACTCCCACTAAGGGGCGTGCTGCTGATTTAATAGACTCGATTAAGGCAATCGTCGCAAGTCAAAAACCATTCAGAAACGTAGAAATTTTGAGTGCGCCCGGCTCTGGAACATGGACGCGCCCAGCAGGTGTCACTAAAGCCTTTGTCAAAGTCGTCGGAGCGGGAGGCGGGGGCTGTAAACGCACTGTTGCTCCCGGTCCGGCTGGTGGAGGTGGAGGCGGCATAGCGGAAGGCTTGATTGACGTGTCAGCATCACCCACGGTGGCTTACACCGTTGGAGGTGGTGGAGCAGGGGCTACTGTTGATGGCAACAACGGGACAGCCGGGTCCACTTCCATATTCGGCCCATTGAGTGCGACTGGTGGTCAAGGCGGCACCTTTACGGGCAACGTCGCGCAAGGCGGAGCTGGGGTGGGGGGTACAATTAACTATTCCATTGGGACTAGTGCAGTAGCTTTCCTTGGTCCGGCCAGTGCGCTTTTTGGTGGCAGCGGTGGAGGTGGCGCAAGCCCCGGCGGCAGTTCCGATGCTGCTCGCCCAACCATGCCGGGCGCCGGTGGGGGCGGCCGGGTAACTAGTGATGCCGCACCGGGCGCCCATGGCGCCATCTATATCTACTATTAAGGATGTTTGATATGTCTGATATTTGGTTTGAAATAACCAGCGACGGTGCTGGGGGATATACGGCGGGGCAGTGGGTTGATTTTAATCCTACCAACGGCGGGTACCCTCCGGAATTGATGTGGCAGAGTGTCGGCAACAACGAGCAGGGCGTTCAAGGCGGATGGCCAGCCGTGCTCGCCGATGACACTTGGGTGTTTTCGCCTCCGCCACCCCCCACTGCTGAAGAAGTTGCGAAGCCAATCCTGTTCCAGCGAGACCAGATGGCATTGCAGGTAAGCTCTGTTATTTTGCAACTCCAGTGTTTGGCTGAAGCAGAAGAAACGACCTCCGAAGAAAAGGCCGAACTGGCGACGTGGAAACAATACGTTCGAGACTTGGCGCGTATAAACGAGCAGCCCGGCTTTCCGTATATCTTTGAATGGCCAAATTCTCCAGACAATTGATTTGTAGTGTATTCGGTCAGCATGATAGGTGTGGCTGATCGGTAGAGGGCTAAAGTCTTCAACCGATCAGCACGCGGACTACAATTTACTTAACGTTAAATACCTGATATCTAAAGTTGTCATACTCGTCTGGCGAGTCATCATTTTTTGCAAAAAAGCCGAGCGTATACTCGCCTGGCTTATCAGGAAGCCAATAAATGGTGCTGTCCTTAGAGAAGCCAGAAACTGTTTTCCAGACTCCGTCGTGTTTTACGTCTAATTTGTATGTCTTTGATCCATTTGTTCCTCCCTCCGCCTCGACATTTATCTCGATTTTTGTATTGGCTTGTTGTGGTGAGGGTTGTTTGATATTGATTTTTGTAAATCTTAGAGGTTTGTTCATTTCATCGATTTTGGCGGACCATTTTTTTTCGTAAATCTTGAGTGTGTCGCTTGAGGAAATGGAGTCCAGCGCGTGCAATAGATATACGTGAATGCCAAGATAAGACGGTGCGACATACGGAGGTAGATTTAATATAATATGACCGAGGTCATAGGTTGAAAATCCGTCTACGTCGTAATAAGGAAGTATCTTGTTCAGAGTTTTCATCCCGTCATGAAACGCGACACTTGCTTGTTTTTTTGACTTTGAGTCTACGGTGGACCAGTCGTACACGCCAAGAAGGGTGAACATATATCCATTCAAAGTATAATCAATAGGCGTGTTTGGATATTCCGGGAAGAAAACATATTTTTCTAGAGATGGATCGAGATCGGCCATGCTGGTCCTCGCCCCACCATCTTTGACTAGTGTCATAAGGTTTGCAAATGCCAACTCTCCCGCTTCTTTATATTTCGGATCGTCTCTGAGTTGTAAAGCTCTGGCAAATACGCTTAACACGTTCCCCTGAGCCATAGCACTTA